CAAAATACATTAGAGAAAAAAGAATATCAGTATCTTTGTAAAGAAGAACCTATGGCATCTCATTGTAATCAAGGTGTTTGTCGAACTATGAAACTTGGTATTGGTGCTACATCAATGCCAACAATCAGTGGTTTGTCAGTAATTTTATCCGAACCAAGATTATGGTTTGTCGATATAGGTGGTCAAAGATTAGAGATAACAACAGAAGAGTTACAAGCACCAAGATTATTTCAACGTGCTTGTATGGAACAATTAAAAGTTATGCCTCCTAAATTAAAAGATTCTGATTGGGAGGTAACAGTTAATGGTCTCATGGAAAAATGTAATGAGATACAAGTCCCCGAAGAGCTAACGTATAAGGGACAGTTTATATCAATTCTAGAATCTTATTGCACCGGAAGAGTACAAGCACAAACTTTTGAAGAGATAATGTTAGGTAAGCCTTACACAGAAATTGAAGAACAAAAAACTTATTTTAGATTAGATTCTCTTATGGAGTTTATGAGACAGAAAAAGTTTGATAGCTACACAAGAGCACAAGTTCAAGAACGATTAAAAGAACTAAATGATGGGGATAGCTCCTCTATAAAAAACTTTAAAACATCAAGTGGTAAATGGAAAGCAGTTAGAGTTTGGTGGATTCCAGAAATATCTTCAGAGGTAGAAGTTAAAGATATATCTATTGAGCAAGAGGAGGTACCGTTTTGAGTAAGGAAACAACAATATTTGGACCACCAGGAACCGGTAAGACAACAACTTTAATTAACATAGTTAAAGATAAAATTAAAGAAGGTGTGGATCCAACAAAGATAGCTTTTATGTCGTTCAGTCGTAAGGCAGCAAATGAAGCAAAAGATAGAGCAGGGTTAGAATTAAATTTAGATTTAAAACAAATGGTTTATTTTAGAACACTACATTCATTAGCCTTTACTTGGTTAGGTTTAGATGTAAGAAAAGTTTTTAAAGGTTCTGATTACAATGAGCTTGGAAGATTAGTTGGTTTGGAGTTTAGAAGTAACTCAACAGTTAGTATGGAAGAGGGGCCTCTATTTCAAATAGGTGCAGGTGGAGATAAGTATATGTCTCTTATTCAGATGGCTCGTGTTAGAGAGATAAGCACTAACCAACAGTTTAATGAGACATGGGATAACACTTTACATTGGCAGCAATTAAAAGTTTTGGACAAAGCTTATCGTGATTATAAAAAAGCTAAGAATAAATTAGACTTCGTGGATATGATTGAACAGTTTATAGAACAAGGAACTAGTCCTAAATTTGATTTACTTATTATAGATGAAGCACAAGACTTAGCACCTCTGCAATGGAGAATGGTTAAGGAAGTTTTAGTGCCTAATTCAAAAGAAATTTTTTATGCAGGAGATGATGATCAAGCTATTTACACTTGGATGGGTGTTGATATAAATAAATTTTTAACATCATGTGATAATAAGCTTATCTTAGATAAATCGTACCGTGTATCGGGTGCCGTGCATGGTTTTTCACAAGACTTAATTAAAAAAGTTTCTAGCAGACAAGATAAAACTTGGCAACCCACAAAAAAAGATGGTTCTATTACATGGCATAGGGATATACTAGATGTAGATTTAACTAGTGGCGAATGGTTGGTACTTGCTAGAACTAATTACATCACAAATAAAGTATGCTCTCGTCTTAAAGAAGAAGGCTATCTTTATTGGCGAGAGGGCACTGGTTGGTCTATTTCCCCTAATGTACTTAATGGAATAGAGGTATGGATTAAATTATGCAAGAATCAAAGCTTGTTTTCATCAGAACTAAAGAATTTTGTGAAACTATTAAACCCAGAAGTTATTACCAAGGCGGGCAGAAAAAGACTATCATTCCTAGATCCCGAACATTCTTATACTCTTCGAGATCTTTCAGACAAATTCAACTTAATCGCAACACACGAAACACCGTGGCAGAAAATATTGAAAGTGTCGGAGCAGGAAATAGCGTATATAATGTCTGTGAGGAGGAGGGGCGAAAGAATCTTGACGGGGACTCCGAGGATTCGGATATCGACAATTCACAAAGCAAAAGGTGGAGAAGCGGATAACGTAGCACTTTTACTTGATTCGACTAAAGCTTGTGTTAATAGTTTAGATCAAGATTCTGAAATAAGAACTTTCTATGTGGGTATGACTCGTGCTAAACAGAACCTACATCTCATTGAATCAACAGCACAATATAGGTTTAACATATGAAAAAAGATAGAAAGTTTTTTTTGGATGAAGCAGAGAGACTAATTAATGGTCAAAGAGCCAAGGAGTACGGTCCTGCTAAAAAGAACCATCAACGTATAGCCGATATATGGACTATACTATTGGATAAAAAATTAAATGGTGCAATCACTCCAGAGGAAGTTGTGGCTTGTATGATAGGAGTCAAAGTAGCTCGTCTTGCAGAAGATATTAATAAAGACGATTCTTGGACAGATGTCATAGGGTATGCAGCTTTAGGTGGAGAAATTATCAATGACAAATCATGATCAATATCATTTATTAGAACAAGATATATTAAATGTATCGTGGGGCAATGTTGATTCTGATTGGACCCCGCCTCAAACACTTCCTGATCTAAGTCAATGTGATACAATATCTATTGATTTAGAAACAAAAGATACAAATCTATTAACTCTCGGACCAGGGTGGACAAGAAAAGATGGATATGTAATTGGTGTTGCTGTTGCAGCAGGAGATAATGCTTGGTATTTTCCTATAGCACATAAGTCTGGGAATATGTCAAAGAACATTGTTTATAAATGGTTACAAAAAGTATGTGATGATACTACGATAACAAAAGTATTTCATAATGCTTTGTACGATTTAGGTTGGTTGAGAGCCGAAGGTATAGAAGTCAAGGGTAAAATTATTGACACTATGATTGCTGCTCCTTTATTAGATGAGAATAGAAAATGGTACAATCTTAATTCTCTTGCCAGGGATTATCTTGGAGAATTTAAAGACGAAAAACTATTAAAATCTGCAGCCGAAGAATTTGGAGTTGATCCTAAATCTGGTATGTGGCAACTGCCACCTAGATATGTGGGTAAGTATGCCGAACAAGATGCTTTAATAACTTTAAAACTTTGGGATAATCTTAAAAAGAAAATTACTCAAGAAGAATGCTCAAGTATCTTTCAATTAGAAACAGATTTGTTACCAGTTTTATTTGAAATGAAAACTAAAGGTGTCCGTGTTGATGTAGAAAAAGCACATCAAACAAAAAAAGATTTAAATAAGATAGAAAAATCACTTATACAAGAGATAGTCAAAGAAACTGGAGTCACGGTTGAACCTTGGGTCGCCACATCTGTAGCAAAGGTCTTTGACGCTGTGGGACTTCCGTATTCTCGCACAGAAAAGTCCGGGGCACCCATGTTTACAAAACAATCTCTTGCAAACAACACTCACCCAATTGCTCAAAAGATTATAAAAATTAGAGAAATAAACAAGGCTAATACGACATTTGTTGATACAATACTTCAACACTCTCATAATGGTAGAATTCATTGTGATTTTCACTCCCTAAGATCTGATGGTGGTGGAACTGTAACAGGTCGGTTTAGTTCAAGCAACCCCAATTTGCAGCAAATTCCTGCTAGAGATCCTGAGATCAAGAAATTAATTCGTGGTTTGTTTATCCCAGAGGAGGGCCACAAATGGGGTTCCTTTGATTATGCATCACAAGAACCAAGATGGTTAGTTCATTATTGTGCCACCTTGACAGGAGTAGATCGGCACCCACAAATTGATGACGTTGTTAAAATGTATCATGAAGGTAATGCCGACTTCCATCAGATGGTTGCAGACATGGCAAACATTCCTAGAAAACAAGCTAAGACAGTTAATCTTGGTATCATGTATGGAATGGGTAAAGGTAAGCTTGCTAATGTTATGGACATAGATATAGGAGAAGCAGAAAAACTTTTAGAAACATATAATCAAAAAGTTCCTTTTCTAAAATCTTTGTCTGAAAAAGCCATGAACCGTGCAGCGGACACCGGTGTCATCAGAACATGGTTAGGACGTAAGTGTAGATTTAATATGTACGAGCCTTGCTCTTATGGATTTAACAGAGCACTTCCAATGCAAGAAGCAATTAAAGAATACGGAAGTAAAGGTCGAATCAGAAGAGCCTACACATACAAAGCTTTAAATAGATTGATCCAAGGATCCTCTGCTGATCAAACTAAAAGAGCGATGGTCGAATGTTACAAAGAAGGGTTATGTCCAACTTTAACTGTGCATGATGAGTTGTGCTTCAATATAGAAAGTCAAGAACAAGCCGACAAGATTGTAGAAATCATGACAACTTGTGTTCCAGACTTAAAGATACCTTTTGAAGTAGATACTGCTCTA